TGAGCCATATCTCCTTTATGTGCTGTCTTTACTGCAAATAATTTACCTACACCTTCACGCATTAACCGAACACCTGATGAACCACCAAGAGATCTAACCAATTCAAGATCCTTGTAATCACTAATAGACCCGGTATCACTAAGTAATTCAGCTTCTTTCTTTCCAATTGGTGACCCCTTAGTCTTATTGAATAACTTAATTGAACTTACATTTACCCATTTTACATCATCCTTGTCATCCCGGATACTGATAAAATGTTTACTATCCTTCTCGTGGAAGGAAAATCCAGTGACAACACCACTAATCCAACTTCTTGAAGTTTTTATTGATACATTATCACCTTCTGAGATATCTTCAGTGATAATCCCTGCTGAACCTGTTCTCTTAGTTTCTTCAGCTGTTACATCATCCTTCACATAATATGTTGCACTTACTAATTTACCATCACGGTAAATCAATTTCTTAATCTTGCGAAGTTTTGAAATATCCTTCTTTGCCTTCTCAATTTCTTCGGAGAATTCATTAGCCTTATCTGTGAATCCTTTTTCAATCAAGAAATCACGTTTTCTACTCATTTTAGCCATTTCTATGGCAAGGTCAGCATATAGTCCAACCAAGTCTTCAGACTTTGAAATATCTTCTTCTACCGCTTTTTGTTTACGGTTCTTCAAGGCTTCTTCAATTGTCTGCATAATGCCTTCCCCGTATTTACCTAAAATGTTTTGGTAACGCTCGTTCTTGCTAATATTCACTTTGTATTTATCAGCATCTTCAATCCCAAGTATTTTCAATACATTTTCACGCATATTGAAAACCATCTCGTAATTCTTCAAATCGTCCTGCTTCACCCAACGGTAATCCCTGCTTTCAAACACATCCAATAGTGGTGTTTGTTCATCCATATTTATATGCCCCATAAAGTATTCAATGTGTGCATTTTCATCTTTATAGGAGCCACAATTTTTAACACCCATTGTTGGGTGGTAACCGCTTTCTTCACGAAGTTCACGAAGTGCAGCTGTCTCAAAATCTTCACCCGGATCTACATGTCCACCGGGAATCACCCAAGCTCCGGCATTGCTATCTTCCCATGAAGAACGCTTCAATAACAATACATCACCATATTCATTCATCAAAATGAAGTCAGCATATTTTGTAACATCGCTTTTTGTTATTGATTTTATTACTTGATTGAAAGACTCAAGTGTTATTTTACCATCTTGGTAAGACTTTTTTATAACCAAGTAGGCTTCCGACTTACGAAGTTTATCCAATGATTTCTTAAATACTTCATCGGATTCAATTTTTTCTTTTTCAGATTTAATTTTACTGAACTCTGATTTACATTTACGAATTTCTTCACGGTGTGATTTGTCAAACTCATTGTACCTATCAACAGTGGCTTGATACCGTTCCGGATAGCCTAAGCTGTCTTTCAATGCTAAATCAAAATCAACCTTAGACTTCTGAAAGTAATCAGCCAAATCGTCAAGTTCACCTGCCAATTTATTGTATGATTTCTCAAGTTCTTGATACCGATCAAGCTTTTCTTGAGTTGATTCTAAATTTAGAATTTGTTTTAGCTTGTTTATATTCGCAAACATTATTGTTTTATTTTATCAAATAATTCGTTACTGACTGTGTATTGTTTATCCTTATCCACCAACGGTAAAAATGATTTCACCAGCATAATGTCAGCATATTTTTTCGTGTACTGGACAAACCCACTCCTATTTTTTAAAATAGCTTGCTCATGGTCTCCATTAAAACTTTTAAAGATTTCTGAATTCTTTTCGTCTATCCTTTTCAAGTCTTCTATGTACTCCACAAGCAAGTTATTTATGGACTTCAAGATTGAATTTCCATCTATTGATACTAAATTCATTGAAACATACTTTGTGTCATCAGAAGATAACTCACGGTTGTTTTTTATGACATACATCAATGATTTTAAATCTTCTCTTACCATTTCACTTTTTGTCTAGTTTCTTATCAAAAATGTTTATCAGCCTTCGCATATCTTCCTTTTTGTCTATGATTCTGCTGACATTTTCAAATACTGATTTTAAATAAATTACCCCAACAAAAAATATTGTGGAATAAAACAAATAATCAAATGCTGTAGCTGCTACAACATTATCCAATTTAGAGAACTGATGTAAAATAAATAAAATCGTCAACCAAACGAAAAACATCAGTAGGAACGCCTTCATTCTTTTGGACGTTATTTTTTGACCCTCAATCTTTGACGCACTAATCCCAGTTATTAATTCAAGTGTTAATAATGCCACAAATGCAATGAGAATGATAGGTTCTAATCCAAATAACCTTTCAATGAACCCCCCAATCGTAGCAATAGGCACTGTAGAACTCAACAACTTAGGACGCAACAAAGAGTTATAAAACTGGTGAGAATCCTTGAAGCCAAATTCTTCTATGAACGATAAATCTTGCATGTAATCATAAAAAGTTGTTTGTCAGTATACTTATGTATCATGCGTAAATTTAAAAAATTTCATAGATAAAGTAAAATTTTTAGACTGAAAATTCTTTATCCCCGCCACACTTATTTTTATTTCACTAACTCCCAATAACAATTATCATAAACTTTATTCTTTCTAAACCCTTTAATCAAGTTATATATAGAATCAGAATTGTAATAATTACACACTTTAGATATACTATCCCATGTCTTCACTAAGTTCATATCTAAATCATATTGATTAACTTTCTGCCTTTTATGTGAAACTCTACCTGTGTTTGCTGCCCTTATTGCTTCTATATGTTCTTTAGATATATGTTTCCCAGACATGGGGTGATTTTCTCCGGAGTTTATCCTTCTTAACTTCTCTATTGTTTCTGGGGAATGACGTTTACCAATATTAGCTTCTCTTAGTTTACGTCTTTTTTGTTCTGTTTGCTCTCTACCGCACCACTCAGGCTTCTTCTTCCCTTTATTTGTATTAGGGTGTCCTTTGTGTGTAACTGAAAGGTTATTACAATGTTCTTCGGATAGTTTTTTATTCTTATTCCAAGGTTCTTTTCCTATATGAGATAAACTCATTAGTTTTCTACTCTCTTCTGAAAATTCAAAAGTACCTCCTTCTCCGCATTGTTTTAGGTTATAAAATATATATTTATTTGATACATCTAATTTGTCACCAATTTCTCTTTCTATATCTAGGGCTTCTTCATGTGAATTGCAGAATTCTAAGATCTCTCTTTTAAAGTTTTCTTTACCATATTTTTTAATGGCTTTTTTAAGTAATTCCCCTGACCCTAAATATCCATCTTCTATTTTGTCAGTAGAATGTTTCCCTATATATTTCTTATTATTAATAAGATTTATAGTTAAATATACGAAATGGTATTTATATTTCTTAACAATATTAGACATAAAACTCTTTATCTCCTACTTTTATCTTTATTTTAGAATTTCTTATTGTCTTTCTTTCTATATTTTCAGGTATTATGAAATCTCCACTTTCATTGTCCCAAATATATCCTTTTCACCGGCAAAAAGGGTGTTCTGGCCCCACTGTAGCTTTCCAATCATCTACCTTTTTTCCTATATTACTTCCATTAGTTATTAATTCACTTATCTTAAATACAATAGGTCTACTCCCAATACCTTTTGTTAAATGTAATCTAATGCAGTGCCTGCATGCACCATCATACGTATGTTTATACACTAAAGAATCCTCCCCCTTTTCACCCCTAAATGTATCTAATCTTCCTTTATTGTAAATATCCTGCATCTCAGTCGCAACAATACGCCCCCAATCGTGCTGCCAAGTATTAACCCGGTGACCAAGATCACTTACTATTGATTGAAGTGCTTTACGTTCCACAACTCCTTTTTCAAGCTCCTCTTTTACTGCTGCCCGGTATTGAGACCCAACCAATATTTCCTTATCAAGAATTATCTTTTCAAAGTCCTTTTTTGCTGAATCATTCAACCCCTTCAAGTATATGTAACTTTTACGCTTAGCAACATCCAAGCTTGCTTGTTCAAATTTATTCAACGGAATATACTGTCCCGTCTTAATGTATTTCAAGAAGTCTGAATAATCCAGTGTAGAAGCTTGCTTTTCGCTCAATACAGAAGTCAATTTACCCAAAAGGTACATTTTATCATAATTGGTGACAACGTTCCCCAAATCCTCTAATTTGACCCCGAACGAACGCAATACATCCTTATCCTTTTCACTCAATACATCTACCCCGAAACTGGTAGTTATCGTGAATAGGAAATGATAATCAATAATCCCTAAAAGCTCTTCTATTTGTAACGGTGTGAATATCATTAAAAGTGTGTGTTAGTGATTCCTTTCCAACCTTCGTACGCTCCTGTAGAACCTGCAACCATATCCGCATATTCCACAGAATGCGGAAATTTAAAATCTTTCCAACCTGTAGCACCAACGCACCATTTAATCAAGTACCATGTATTACGTAAAAAATCCCAAACTTCTTTTAGTGGTGCGCCAATAAATCTGATCCCCATATATCCGAACCATCCCAATTTTTCTCCATATTTCCTTCCTACATTGTAATGAAGTTGCTTGTCTGTTTGTGTATAATCTACTGTCATATCAATTACTTCAAAATATTTAAACATTTCATCAAAAATCAACTCTGCTTCTCTTGGATTAGGATAAGTATCTTCAACTCTTAACCTTTCGATCTTATTTAGTGAATTTGTAACTAATTCATAACACCATTCTTTTTTGTCATTTTTAGAACCATACCATTTGCCAGTAAAGGTCTTAATAACATGCCAAAAAAAGTTTGAAAATTCATATGGAACATCTTGTTGGCTATATAAATAATTACGAATAATAACTTCTTCTTCTGTTGAAAGATCTACTGTGTACTCTTTATATTGAGTTGGCTTATGTGCCTTCAAATGATTTTCCCAAGAAATAGGGTGCACCCCATTACTCACTGCTTCGTAGACAATAGTATTGAATTTTACCATCGCATGATTATAAGTAAATCTTGGTTTCTTAAAATGCAGTAATGCGTCAACACCCATCCAAAACTGAATGAGTCTAGCTGACCAATTAGTTGTATGTTCTATTACTATTTTCATTCTGCAATATTTAATCCTAACGCTTGTATTTGTTCGATTAATTCTGGCGTAAGTAAAGACATTGTAGTTTCACTTAATACCAATGACAATCCAGACTCGCTTGCTCCTGCTGCTTGAAATTGAATTAATGTCCAATCTAATACATCTAGATTATCTAAATCAACAACTATTGATTGAATAGATGAATCTACAGGCACATAAGAGTCTACTAATTCATATTCTGTAATTAAATCAGGATAATCAATTTGTATTTCTGAGCTAATTGGAGCTACTAATTTCACTCCAAATGAAACCTCATTTCCTTCTGAGTCAATAACTATATCCACCTTGCAAGCAGGAGGATTCATTGTTAGTACTCTCTGAGTTTTTTGCGTTAGATCGTAACCTTTAGCAATACTTAATTTTGAGTTTAGAGTGAAGTATTCTCCAAATGAAAGTAGTGCGTATGCTGGCTGAGGTCTATATGATGCTTCAAATTGCATAATCTATAATTTTGTCTTTTTTAACAACTCTGTTTTCGTAACTACAAAGAGGTCTCAGATTTGTATAATGATTTAGTTTATGCACATCATCAACAGTTACTGCTGATGATATTGGTATGATATGATCAATATCCCATCCATAATTAGCTGCTCCATTATACATTCCATAATTCTCCCAAGTCATCCAATTTTCGAATTGAGCCTCCAAGTGATTTTTAAATTCCTCAAAACTACATCCAAGAATAGACTCGGTTCTTTTACTCTTTTTATTCACTCCTCTTCTAAATGAATCTCCAATAGCAGTTCTTATATTATGAGCTATTCTAAAAGTAGGATCTAACTTCTTTCTAGCTATTTCATACTCTACGTGTTTTCTATTTATTTCTTTTTTATTTTTTTCGTATCTTTCCCTTCTTAATATTTTTGTTTCTTCTTTTCTGTCATGCATCCTTTTTAAGATAGCATCTTTTCTATTGACATAATCAGCCTTGCAGCAATCAATACATTTATTTTTATGTCCTCTTCTTGCTCTTTTATCTTTATAAAAACTTGAAGTATGTTTTTCGATCCCACAACAAGCACATCTGTATATTCCTTCCATAGTTAATCTTTTACAAATCTAACATATGCACCAAATGGTTTATTAACAGCTATGATAGTCGCAGTATTATCGTCATGATTTAGCACTAATACTTTGTCACTATCAGCACACCAAAATGCGGTAGTATCTTTTATGGCCGAAAATAATCCTGTTGAATCAGAACGCGTTCCTCCTCCCAATGCAGAAAATTCTGTTGAATTAGTTCCGCCAATAGTTGTCCAATAATCTGTTCCTTCATATTTTAAAGCATATCCTCCATTAATAGCTAATGTTATTAATTCTGCTTCTGTCGAAATATGCCATCCCCATGTTCCATAAGACAATATATCTGTTGTCAATTTGCTAACAGCATATTTGTTGTAAATCTTTCCATACAATGCCCCTAGAGCTAAATCATTTGAATGATAAGACCACATAGAAGAAGCCAATGTAGCGGAATCTACTGTCTGTCCTTGCGATATTAACCCATCGTATAGGTTTTGACTATCTGACCAACCAACTTCTTCTACTGATATGTTATCTAGTTGAACATTAAATAGATTAGTTCCGTCGAAATATAAGTTGAAAGTACCTGTTAAAATAGCTTTATAATATAAAACAAAAGTTCCTGAACCTGTTAATTCTTCTGAAAGATTTAATAAACCTCCACCATAAATATTATTTATTAAACATGTACCACTGTTCACTTTATAATCAAAGGATGCTTTATAATAGCTTCCTGCAGTATGCGACATAGTAAATGTTATCCTTGGTCTATTAACATTAGTGCCTACCACAGTATTAATTAATACTCCGTCTTGTAGACCGCTAATAGGATCTGTAGTATTTAAACTCCATGTAGAGGATTCATCATCACTCTCCAATACTCCAATCAGTCCACTCTCAAAATCACCACCTGTAATCTTCTCCACATTACTATTTGCAGTAATATTCGCAATCGGATTACCCATCGGTGTAGCAACCATCTCACAATTGCTGGTCTGCCATGTTTGACTCCCAATACTAACAGAAGGTATCTCAGGGAATATCTGACGTAGCTTAGTTGCTTCTGCGGCTACTTGTGTGGGTGTTAGGGCTATGTTGCGGATGAAGTGGGCTGAGATTGAGCCTTTTAAATTTTCGCTCAAATTGTCAGTCATATAACTTCTAAATAATGATGTGAATACACTATTACTTTCTATTGCTTTACTTGATAAAAAATCACCATCTACATATAGCGATAAATTAGTACCGTCGTGAACAAGAGTGATAACCTTTAATTTATTCATTGTTGAATAAATATCATAATCAAAAGTTACTAAATTGTCAATGTCGTTTGTAAATCCAATTCTATCATTCAAAAAAGTATACATAAGAGAAGTTCTATATCCGCCGCCAAACACTCTTCCACGCGAGGCCGTATCTGGATTGTTTTTATGTGAATTTATAACAGTTGTCACACTCCAAGCCTCATTAGCTGCAAAACTAATTGTCGGATGTGTCATATACCTAACTCCACCATTAGGATTCTTTAACCCCCATTTTTCATTTGGTGCTATGAATCCTGTTA